CTGCGTTAAGCGCAGTGCCCGTTTCGGGCTGTTCCGTCTGCACCTGGTCGGCCGTCAGAACCGGCGCTTTCGCGACGAAGTCGTCGTTAAAGCTGTTCAGCGCTTCTTCCGTCAGGACTGTCTTTTCCCAGTACGGCTTGCTAGCCGGGGAAACCTTGCCTGCTGTAATCGCCGCATTGATCGCGGCAGCAACCTTTTCTTTAAAGGCTGCGGATCTGATTCCGGTCAAAGCCGTCTCTGCCGTCTCTGCGCGGTTTAGCGCCAGCGTCAGATCCGCCTTCGGAACCAATTCTCCCCGCGCATTCAGGGCCGTCTGTGCTGTCGTCAGTTCCTGGATTCTCGCCAGGGCGGCTTCTTGCGTGGCATCTTCTCTGCCGCACAGAGCCATCAGGATTGCTTTCAGCATTCCATCCTCCTTGTTAGCCCCGGCGTCCGCCGGGAGTTGCGTATTCAGAGCCTGCACTTGCAAGTTCTGGTTATTGGTCAGCCCGGCCCCCTTGATCACAAGGATTTCGAGCGTTTCAAAATCGTAGTCAAAGACCACCGATGCATAGCGGTAGTGCTTGTTGTTGATTGCCTCGATGCCAAGATTGGTCAGCTCGTTGCTGCCGTCGACTCCTCCGGCTTCGTTAACGGCGAATGCCTTAAACCAACCGAAAGCCGGCGCGTCCGGAGCGAAAAACATTTTGTGGCCTTCATCCAGCGCCGCTCCGTTAGCTGCGATGTAGGCATTCGACGCGGCAATCACCGCCTCGGCATGGTTCAGCTTCCAGCAGCGCCCGTCGCGGCCGGGGATCGTGCCGTCGGCCAGTGGAGCCGGAAGCAGGTTGATGGTGCGGACGGCACCGTCGCCAACCGCGTTCAGCGCCATTGTGCATTGCGCGCTGTAAATCTTATGTTTCTTCGGCATCTCGTTTTTCTCCTGTCAGTTTGTTCTACGCAGAACCTCAATGTTTTTCCGCCCGAACCGGTTCGCTATTTCTCTAAAGCCCGAAGCCTTCCTTAAAGGCCGCCTCCTTAGCGGAGGACTGATCGTTGATTTTTTCCGTCCGGGACTTGCCCGGATTAAAATCAAAGCCGGGTGTGATCCCTTTTGGAACCATGCTGGTTTCTCCGGTGCGCGGATTGCGCCACTCGACCGGCTCGTCTTCCGGCGCGGCGTCCGGCCCGCCAGTGGAGTCAACCTGCTCTTTGGTGAGCTGCTGCACCCAGCACTTGCAGTTCCATCCGTTCGGCGGCATGTGCGTATCCCACCAGGCGTCGTCGGCCGGCAACTCAAGACCTTGCCAGGCGACATGCTCGGGGCGGTGCTTCACGGATGGGCCGAGGCTGTAGCGCAGATAGGGCAGCAGTTTCTTGGTGCGTTCGATCCGCTCCCACTTGCCGGCCGCACGCGCCGTGCGCATGTTGGTTTGAAAGATCACCTGCAGGCGACGCGGAGATCCAAGCTGAGCCTCGACCGGTTCGCCGGTCCGAGGATCCGTCATTTGCTTTTTCCCCCACCAGCCCTTCTCCTCGAGCACCGGCTGCAATTCTTTTTTGAAGTCCTGAAACGTAAGCCCTTCCGCCAGCGCATCGTCAAGCGCGCTGCGGATATCCATCAGGATATCCATTGTCATCGCCTTGGCCACGGTGAAGGCAAAGGCGTGCTCTTCGCGCCAGACATCGAGAAAGCTGAACCCAATCTTCCAACCCTTGGATCGGAAAAACTTCAGAGCCTCTTCCGGTACCGGGCCCGCTTTCGGTTTTTTCTTATCAGCCATTTAGTCCTTTGCCGCATCCCCTGCGCCGCGCGCTTTAAACATGGAGCCAGCCAACAGGGCGGTCATTTCATCCGCCGGCAGATCGGCCAGCAGATCCGGGAGCCGTTCTTTAAATTCATTTTCGTCCTCACATTGATCTGCCAGCTGCTGAATGGCCTTGAGAACCGGCTGCATAGCCGGTTCCCAGCCGTCCAGCGCGATCTGCTCCAGCTCATCAACGATGTCTTCTGCCTGCTGCGCATTGAGAGCGGTTCGCTTCGCGTTCTGCTTTCTGCGCCGCGCTTCGGACGAATTAGCAGCCGAGGCTGCCGGTCCGTATAAAGAGACGTTCGGAGACACCAACACCTCGGCCCCTTCCTCCGGATCCGGCAGCCCGGCCATATCACGAATCACAGATTGCCCAACGCGCAGGCCCATCGGCACCGTCTGCTCAAGAAAGCTTCCCAGTGCGGTTAAATCGGTCGCGTCCTTAAACTGCCATTTAATGGCCGGGTAATTTTCCTGCGGCCCGAAGTTCAGATCAATGAACGGACGCACGAGATAGGCATTGAGTGTGGCGGCCAGTTTTTTAGCATCCTTGCGCAGGATATCTTTGCGGACATCGGCCTGCTCCTGATCGCTGCCCAGCTTGCCGGGCGTTCCGTTGGTGCTGGCCGTCTGGCCGAGCACCGCCTTACTGATCTGCTCATTCATCCACTCGGCGGTTGTCTTAAACAGCAGGTGTCCGCCAGCGGTTCCGGACGCTTCTTTAAAGTCAATGTTCATTCCGTCTGGAATGATCGCCGCGCAGTCTGCGCCGACATTGATCACCGCGCGCTTCAGAATGGCTTTGTCGGCAGGCGTGGCCGACGGATTGTATTTACCCAGGCGTAGCGGCTGGCCGAAGACTTCGATGAAGCGCATCCAGTCTTTGATTGTATAGTTCAGGCACATGTGTGAAACCGCCGCGATGCGGCCCAGCCCGCCGGAAACGGCGAATCCGGTTTTCAGGCGCGGGTAGTGCACAATAAATTTATATGGCTTCAGCTCGATGCCGTTCATAACATCGCTTGAGTCGCGCATCCGCAGCTCCAGCGTCTTGCGGTTAAACAAGAACCAGCGCTGGTCAACCGGTTTATAGCCGCGCGGCGTCCACAGCGTTTTGCTCGTGTCCCACAGAATTTCGGAAACCGAAAATCCTTTGCCTAGCGCATCCATCAGGTCGTCGAGATGGGTATGCTCGACGAACAGGGTATCTCCAAG